GGTCAACTATAGGTTGCGCCTCAATTGTTTTTGTAAGTAATTACTTACAAAAACAATTGTGGCGCAACCTATAGTTGACCGGAATCTGTCGCGTTGATAATAAAGTACTAAACTTTGGTTATTAGTTGACATGTCAGCAATCTCCATAGGGAGTAATGCAAATCAGCGGGAGCGCATCTATCATAAAAACAAAATTTCGTCAAGCCATGAAGATGATCAACACGACTATCACCAGCACAGCAACAGTGACGACGAGCGCAATCCAATGCCATCTGTTCTGCGGATCAAACAAATCAACCATTAGACTGCCCAGAACCAAAGACCCTTCATGTCCGGCTTGAAGTCAATCCAGAATGGATCCAACGCGCAAGCGGGGTTTGTCAGGGCATAGAACCACTGCTCCCAGCTCACATAGTCTGAAGTAGCTGTACTCAATAAGGCCATATGAACAAACCAAGCCCAAATCAGTTAGTGCGCCATCTGACTTATTCAACAGTAGCTGTCAAGCTCAATGCGGCAGATATCCAATGCGAACTGCACCGCCAAAGATCTCGGCCGCGACCCAGAACGCGAGACCAGCACCGACTAGCCGGTTCCAGTGCGGCGAACCAATCGGCACCGAAGCGAGAACGAAGCAAACGAAGGCAAACACTTCCAGTACCAGACCGACGTTAGCCATGCGCATATTCCTTTATCTCATCGCGATGGTGGAGCCGGCAGCGGGATCGGCGTTTGCTTTAGCACCTCCTCGCAGGTCTCGCGCAGACCAATGAACTTGCCGTCAACCAGAAACATCACGCAATGAACGGTGCCAGTAAAATGGTCGGTCGCTCGGCTCGGCCGCACCGCTACCACCTCCTGCGGATTGACATAGATCGGTGCCCCATCCGGCGAGGTGAAGCGTAGCAGCTCGACCGCCAATGTCAGTTCCAAAAGCACGGCTCAATGCTGTCCACTCTCTTGTTTCGGCGTGCACTGATACAACAGTTGCGCCATTTCGGTGCGGTTCTGATACAGCAATTGCATTTCCGTCTTGCGCTCGTCATGCGCAACGATACCGGTGTAGTAGAGGAAGCCGATCAATAAAACGTTCATCGCCACCAAGGCCAGCGACAACGGCTGACCCTTCAATGCATCCACGAAGGTGTTGACCGCCTTGCCCGCTTCCTCGCTTGGTCCTGCCATATTAGCACCGTTATGCTATTTAATTACTCCGCTTAATGGCCATGTTATCGGAGTTGGTAGGCACGGTGGCAGGCATTTCACCGCCGCTGTTTGTCGACTGATGACGGCGCAACTCTTCGCCGATCTTCATCAGAAACGGATTAGCCTGCGCCCACACCACGTTGTTGCCGAGCAGACTAAGCAAGGTCTGCGCTTCCTGATAGGTAAACGTCAGCGTGATCATCATCGCCTCCTGCGAACTTCTACGCGGATGGTCATGGTCCCAGCCAGCAGCGATGCATTTGTGCCCTGATCTACCTGCAAAACGAAGATCAGCGGCGTAGGGTTGGCAAAGCTGAGCCGCGCCCATTGACCAATCAACGCCACCTCCAGCACGTCAGCCGACATGCCAGCGGCGGGGCCAAAGTCGCCGGCAAAGCCAACCATAGAGTTAGATGCGCCAGTGGGAACCGGCTGCGCCAAGGCAAAGAACACTGCACCGACCGGCGTGGTAAACGAAGCCGAAGCCGCGCCGTCCCAGTCGCCGGGCGGCAAATTGAGCAGCGTTATATTTTCCTGACTGGTGTTGGGATAAGCTGCGTAATTGAAGGTGCCGAGAGCCTGGATAAACTCGCCAACCTCGCCGGGCGCGGCATCGGTACCATCAACAACACCAATGATCGGACCGATGGTCGAGGTCGAAGTGGAGGGTGCCGGTAAGTCCTGTTGCTGAATTGACATTGCTTGTCCTGTCCTCTACCTGCCGCGATAGTCGATCCAGCCATAAATGAAAATCTCAATGGTGCCAGCACTGGGAAAATAAACGCTTAGCGATTGATTGGCATTGGTGCGTATCATCAAATCAGCTGCCGCGTTCGAAGCAAGATTAAAAAGAGCCCCGCCAAGAGACGTCGCCGGTTGATCCGGCGATGATATGACGCCGCTCGGCCCGCCTGACGCCGTAAAATTGCCCAAGGCCAGCACCTTGACCCCAGAAGGAACCGAAGGCAGCGACACCAGTGTCACGGTTGCCGCGGGAATAGAGAAATTGTTGCGATCCAATACCGGGACTTGCCACAACACCTGATCGCCGACCTGCGTGAACGCCTGCAACGTCGTCGCCGTGGCGGTCTTGAGCGAGCCAATGCGCCGCTGCTTGGTGTAATTTGCAGGTAAGGTCGGCGCGGCCAAACTAAGCGAAATCAACAAATCAACCACGTTGGTGTCGGTGCGCTTGATCAAAAACACATGATACCAAGTGCTGGCAGCAATTGCCCCGCTATCAAGCGCCCCATTGCCGCTGCCAACCGCCCAAGCGGCGATGGTCTTGGTGAAGGAACTCGTCAGCGCCATTTCGATGCTGGCGTCGTCGGAACAGGCCGAGCCAGTGCCAATGCTGAATATATTGTTGCCAGTGCTGGCAAGATTGAGACCAGAAATCTGATTGGGAATAGCGGCAACGGCCGACAATCCGGCAGTCACCGCCGCCGAAACAAACCCCGTACTTGCTACCTGCGTGGTATTGGTCCCTGGCGCAGCCGTCGGCGCGGTCGGAACCCCACTGAACGCTGGCGAGGTCAGCAACGCCCCGCCCGCCGCCGAAACGTCAGACCCGCTCAAAGTCACCGGACCAACACGCGAGTTGAAGCTGGTCACCGTGCCGGTGGCTATGGCATTGGCGATAAACGCGGTCGTAGCAATCTGCGTGCTGCTGTTGCCTGCCGTCGCCGTGGGCGCGGTCGGCGTACCAGTAAGCACCGGAGAGGCCAACAACGCCCCGCCCGCCGCCGTGATGTCGGCCGCACTCAACACCACCGCACCCGACCGGGTGTTGAACGTGGTCACACCACCCACCGCCGTGATCGCCGAAGCCACAAACGCGGTGGTCGCGATCTGCGTGGTGGTCGTGCCAGGAGCGGCAGTCGGAGCCAGCGGCACCCCGGTAAAACTTGGCGAAGCCGACAACGCCCCGCCCGCAGCGGTGATATCGGCCGTCGCCAAAACAACCGCGCCAGTGCGGCCATTGACGCTCACCACACCCGTCGTCGAAGCCACCACCGCCGCAGTGACGAAAGCCGTGGTCGCAAGTGAACCAGTGTTGTTGCCAGGGCTCGGGGTCGGCGCAGTCGGGTTGCCAGTAAAGGCCGGAGAATTGATCGGCGCAAAGCCAGTGGTGCTACCAACGGCGGCGGCGACAAACGCAGTCGTAGCGATCTGTGTGGTGCTCGTGCCAGGAGCAGCGGTCGGGGCCAGCGGCACACCAGTAAGAGCGGGTGAGGCAAGCAGCGCACCACCCGCACCAGTCACATCCGCTGCACTCAGGACAACGGCCCCGGTGCGTGCATTGAACGAACTGACACCAGCCGAGATTGCCGCAATGGCACCAGCCACAAACGCAGTCGTTGCTAATTGAGTGCTGCTATTCCCTACCACCGGAGTCGGCGCAGTCGGGATGCCAGTGAACCCAGGAGAAGCGAGTGGCGCGCCACCCGCCCCAGTCACGTCAGCCAGCGTCATCGTGACCGCGCCAATGCGCGTATTAAAACTAGCCACCGTGTTGGCCTGCACCCAAGCCACCGTCGTGGCATCGGTCGGGGCACTCGGCGGCCCGATAATGGTGACGCCACCCACCGTCAATTGACCGTCGAGCGTCAGTTCAAAAATCACATCCCATTGTGTGGTGTCGATCTGGTCGTCCTTCTCGCCCGGCGGCAAGGTGGCCCAGATCAACTCGCCCGAGGTGTTGACCTGCGACCAGTACCCGGCCGGACCATTTTGCAAATATCTTTGCACCCCGTCGCTGTCCACGTACCAGTTGAAACCTTGGCGCTGACCCAACGGAGTGATCAAGAAACTCGCGGCAATGCCCTTGTTGTCGGGCGCCGGTAAGATGCCGACGTTGAGGCGCTGAAATACCTGTCCAAGTAATCCGTCCTGAGTGACGCATTGATACGGCCCGCCGATCCCACCCTGCTGGATCAACAACAAATCATTGGCGCCAATGTACTGAACTTGTTTGTAGTTGCCGATCTGTCTGACATTGATGACAAAATCATCCATCGCCGGATCTCACGAAGTTGGCGCACACAGCATCAGCGCCGTGCGCGGATAGTCCAAACCAAAGGTGTCGGTCGCCGTCCACAAAACCTGATAGTCGATGCCTTCAACGCCGCCGCCGAGACTGGTGTAGAGAATGCGCCCCAACACAAGAATTGGGCCGATGATAAAATCAGCATCCCTGTTGGTGGGAACCGCAACGTTGTTGAAGAAGTGCAGCGTGCCCGAAACAATGCCGACCCCAGGCGGAATGACGAACGAAAAATCCATGCCGATCAGCGCACCCTCTCCAGGCGCCCAGGCCGGGGTATAACGCCGCGAAATCGGCATTTCCTGCGTCCTATCAACCGCCGAGACGGCGGGTGTTCTCAGTCCAACGCGCAGACAGGAGCCGATGAATATATTCGGGGCCGTGCTCGCCAACGAAGCTGCCAGACGGATCGCTAAGATACGACTGCCCGTCGCCAAGCACGAGAGGTTCCACCACCATCACCGGACCAGCGCCGTTGGTCGGTAAGCACGTGGCCATGCGCATCAACCCGAACGCCAGCGGCATTCCCGGATAGGTGCCATTGGGCGCGACAGGCTCGATCACCCGGCCGGCATTGTTGTCAACGGTCAGGATCGGGCGCGCGGAGATCGACGACGGGAACGATGGCATCGGGCTACGTCCTTGTCATAGAAATAACACAGGACTAGCTTGGTGCGCCACCCGACACCGACGCGGGTTCGCTGCTGCGCCAAAGGAAAAGGGCCGGGCTGACACCCGACCCTTTTAGAAGACCAGCAAATCTGAGTTCCTCGCACTACCAAGGAAACAACAGATGCCCCAAGACATAAGCACAAATCCCCAAACTGTAAAGATTGCCGACCTAGACGCGCAGCAATTGCTGTTGCGCAAGCGTAGCTTTGTCGCCCTCGCCGCCACCCGCGCCTACCGCTACCGCGAAGGCGAGCTCACCCGCCACGACGCCATCGACTGGCTGCAACAGTGGGCCGAACACAACGGCCTGACCGAGGCCTGCGGCCAAGATACCATCCAAGCCGTCATCGCTCGCGTGTTCGCGGAGCTCCCCCATGACTAACCCCTACGAAGGCCTGTCCGAGACGTTCGCCGAAGCGTGCCGCAAAGCCGACGAAGAATGGGACCGCCAACACGACAAAGGCAACGGCGCCGATAAACAATCGACGCTGCAATTCGCCAACCTCGCGCTCGACGGGATCGAAGTCCCCGAACCAGAATGGTCGGTGCCCAATCGCATCCCCGCCCGCCAAGCCTGCCTGTTCACCGGCCACGGCGCCGCCGGCAAATCCACCATCGGCCTGCACCTGTGCGTCGCCCACGTGCTCGGACGCGAATGGCTCGGCAGTCTGCCACAACTCGGACCAGCGATTTTTCTCGATGCCGAAGACGACTTCAACGTCATCTGGCGCCGGCTCGATTGTATCCGCAAACACTACGATACAACCTACAAAGACATGATCGCGGGCGGATTACACATCCTGCCAATGGCAGGCAAAGACGTGGTGCTGGCCAACGCCGATGCCAAAACCAACAAGATCGTTGCCACCCCGCTGTATCACCGCCTGCTCGAACAAGCCGTCAACTTACAAGCCGAACAAGTGCTGATCGCATCCGCCGCCAACGTCTTCGCCGGCAACGAAAATGATCGCTCCCAAGTGCAGCAATTCGAAACCCTGCTGGTGCATATCGCGCAACAAGCAGGCGGCTCCGTCACCCTGATCGGTCACCCCTCCCGCCGGGGCATGGACGAAGACGGCGGCGGGTTCTCCGGATCAACCGCATGGCATAACTCATTCCGCTCCCGGATCTGGATCGAAGGCGATAAGGACACCCCCGATCTGCGCCGGGTCAGCTTCCTGAAAAACCAGTACGGCCCCGAAGACGACAGCCTGACCGTGCACTGGCGCAACGGCATGTTCCTGGGCGAGGCCAAACCAAGCTCCTACGAACAAGCCGCCAAAGACACCCGCGCCGATACCCTGGTGCTCGACTTCATCCGCAAACACACCAGCCAAGGCCAGGATTTCGGCGCCAGCCAATTCGCCCACAGCTACCCCGCAACCATGATCGACAAGACCGGCGCCGCCAACGGCTTCAAACGCGCCGAACTCGCCGCCGCCATCAGCCGCCTGATCGATAAAGGAACCCTCAGAATTATCACACGCGGGAGGTACAATTATGTTGTCCTGGACTAGATGTGCACCTATGTGTGTACCCCATGTGTACCACCTGTTCACCCCAAAGTGCGGACCAGGGTGTGCACCTCCCCCTTTAGGGGGGTGCACCCCGCACCGATGTGCACCGCATGCGCTCCCCCGTTTTCTCGGTAGCCCCTTAAAGAAATTCCGATGACCTCCACCACCCCCGACCCCGCCGATTACTACATCTGGCTCGCCACCCACCCGCCCCCCAACCTGCAAAACCTCGTCGCCCAATACGGCGGCCTGTACGCCAACATCACCCCCGAAGCCTGGACCCAATGGGACCACGACGTCACCGCCTGGGAAGCCGCCCGCCGCGACCGCCTGCTCGGATCACACACATGGGCAATGATGGAAGGGAAAAAATACCGCTAGAAATTGCCACAAAATTTTTTCCAGTTTTGGGGAAAATCCGGCATGGGGGCGAGCCCGAAACGCGCGCCGAAGGCAGAGAGACGTTCTCCGGAGGACCCATAACTTCAATCTTCATTTTGGTTATGGTGGTTATGGTGAGGGAGGTTATGGGGGAGGTTAAGAGGTCGGGCGGAAAGATGTCCTGAGGGAAGTTGTCGATACTTGCCCTGCACCCTTCCGCCCTAGGCTGTGACCAATCCACAGCCATAAGGTAATTCCTCTTGACTGGAGCCTAGCCAAGCTTATTTACTAGACCTGACAAGTTGGGTCAAGGAGGAACGAATGACACCCGCCGAGCGACTGATCTTAGCCTTGACCGAAATCGTCTATGCGCGAGAGAGTGGCCGCATGATCGATCAGGCAATGTGGCAAGAAATGCTTGAGGCGCGGTCTGCCCTTAAGCACGCCACAAAGTCGGAGCCGGCAAAAGAAGGCCAGGACGTATGGGGGAAGGGATAGGCCAACTCGCCTGGATTTTTGTCTTTGTCGGATTTGCCTTCTGGCGCGATCAGCCGCGTGTGCGTGAGTGCAGGATGGAGGTCATCTGGGAAACCGTCATCGGCGCGGTTGCCATCGTCATGCTGACGCTGGAGCTCTATGCGCTGATGACCGGATTGCCGACGCTTTCGCAAATGATCTGGAAGTGGCAACGCACCTACCCGCTACTGCCGTTCTGGATCGCAGTCGTGTTCGGGCTGCTGATGATGCACTGGTTCAATTTTGTCCCTGGCTAAGCTTGGAGAGATCATGCCCAGTCAGAATGCGCGCTACGCAGCCATTGTTGCTTTCGGTAAGGAAGCCGGATCACGGCTTGATCGCGGCCAGTGTCCGCGTTGCGGCAAGGAGCCGAAGGGGTTTCGCGATGCCGTGTCTGTGCGCGAGTACGGCATTAGCGGCCTGTGCCAGAACTGCCAGGACGCAATTTTCCGGGAAGAGTGAAAATTTAAAAAAAATAAAAAAATTTCCAAAAAAAGAACAAAACGAGATTGGTTGACATGTCAGATAGTTTCAAGTGGAAGCTCGGGATTTTCCGCGTCCCTCAGATTCTGGTAATCGCTTACGACAGCTCGCATAATGGCGATCTCGCGCCCGGCCTGTCGGTCGGTGAGCTTGCCCTGGGCAACAAGGCGTGCGTAGACGCGAATGCGATAGCGCAGCTCGCGCTCGACGCACGCCAGTTTTTCCGCCGTTGACCAACGGTCAGACGGTGAAGTCATTGTCATCGGTAAATCTCCAGTGCACCGTTCCCATGCCGGACAGGCCGATAGCTTTGGCCGCTGCCGGGGTCAGGTCGATGCCCGCCCCGTTGCTGGTCTTGCCCTGGTTCTTGCCGCGCGGGATTTTTGAGCCCTTCGGTTCGGCAACCGGCCGCGCCTCGCCGAGCACGTACTTGTCATCGTCTATCACCCAGGGACCGACATCCCTGATCTGGCAAACAACATCCTTGCCAGTGGTGATGTTGTGTACCAGTACGCGCGGGCGCTCGCCGCCGAATTTCCAAGGCAAGGCGCAGCTCAGCTCTTGGTCAGTGATTTTGTCATACGGCGGATAAGCACTGTCATTCGGGTCGCTTGAACCGCCAAACACCGAGCAGATGATATCTTGATGATTGGGTTGAAATACGAGGGTTGCCGGTTCCTCTGGGCCGGGTTGATTGAAATGAAAGTCTTGGCCGTTGATTGAAATAACAACTTCACCGACAGCTTTGATATCGATCTCGACTCGCGGAACTTCCGTTTCTGTTGGTGGTTCGACCGGCGGCGGTTCCTCGATTGGCGGGGGCTCGCCAATCGTCACCTTGCCGACGACCTCGGCAATACGCGTGCAGATGGTTTCAAAATTCGCGCGATAGGCATTGCCATCGGTCGAGCTGTCTACGAATACCGTTTCAATCAAAATTGCCGGTTTGCTCGTGTTGTTGAGAAAATATAGATCCGAGCGATACTTGGCCCCGCGATTAGGTAATCCGGCAGCGCTGGCAATGGCTGCAGACGTATCAGCAGCAAGCTTGCTCTGGGTGACGTAGAGTACCTCTGTGCCCATTGGCTTGGAGGTGAGTTGGTAGGCATTGAAGTGTACGCTGACATCCAGATCGCGGCTTTGGCTATTGTGGTAGTTGACGATGGTGGACAAGTTTTGATTTTGCGAGGTTGATGTATTGTCGTGGAATACTTTGACGCCCACGCCCGCGCCGCTCCAGAGTTCGGCCACCCGGTTTACGACGCGGCGGGCCTCGTCTACTTCATCGAGGTACGGCGGGCGTGGCGAGGCCGACGCGCCTCTCACGTAGAGGCCATGGCCGCTGCTGATACAGATATTCATAGGCCTATCCCTTCATTCTTGGTCGATAATGCTTTAGACAATTCTGGCGGCGCTTTTCGCGAGTTTCCTCACTGCACTGTTGATAGATTGCGGCGCAATCGTCCCTGTGCACAGGCATCCCACACCATGCGCATTCGTGCCGTTTGAGGTAAAGTCGTTCCAGCTTTTGTGTATTTCTTAAGCATCCTGGGTGTTCCCATGCCTCTCGGGTCCAACGTCTCTGCCAACATTCATGAGCTTTATCACCATGGTCGTCGGCCGCGCTCGCGCAAGCAGATCATTGCCATTGCTTTGAACGCGGCACGGCGCGGCAAGCGCAAGGGCCGCCGCCGCCGCCGCTAGATCTTGCCGCGGATGTCCTCGACACTGAATCCGGTTTCCTTTGCCAGCCGTTTGGCCAGTCGGGCGGTTGGGCGATAGAGCCCATTGAGCCAGCCGAAATAAGTTTGCTTGGTGATGCCCAAGCGCCGGCAGCGGTCAATCAAGCTTAGCTCTGGCCATAGCTTTGCTAGCACCACCGTCATCGGCAGCTTGAGCCGTTCGCGCATTTTCAGCGCATACGTCAAGGTACCATTGTCCGGCTTCAACTCGATCAATTGCTCAACCAGTCCCAGCGCCCGCCGCTGGCGTTCGATCAGGTCTGTTCCCATCGGTAAGGATTATCCCCTTGACTAAATTGGGTCAAGGGTTAACAGTGTACGGGCGACTGAGAAAGTCAACCATGAACCAAAGGACGAAAACCGATGAACGACGAAAGCAGAAAAGACCTAGCCCTCACTCAACCTACCACCCCCGCCATCAGGGAAGCCGAGATCATCGGCGCCGCCGCTGAAGAGGACGGCGGTGAGAAATTCTTGAAATTCGTCAAGGGCGAATATTTCATCAACAAGGAGCCCGTCGCGCTGGGTAGTGAGTATATCGCGCACTGCGTCGGCTGGACGAAGTGCTGGATCAAATTCAAGGATGACGGACCACCCGAGCGCAAGATGTATCCAGTGCTTGAGAAGCAACGCATTCTTGAGCGTGACGAGCTTGACGAGAACGATCCGAGCAAATGGGGGCCGGGGTTGGACGGCAAGCCGAAAGACCCATGGGTGTTTCAATATCTTTTGCCGCTGACAAACCAAGCTGATGATCTATTCATATTCGTGACGAGTTCTTTTTTCGGGCGGCGCGCGGTCAGCAATCTGTGCCGGCTGTATCACCGCAGAACGCTGAGAACCGGGATCAGTGAAAATCCGGTGGTCAAATTAGCGGCATCGTCGGAAGTCACCAAGAAGTGGGGCAAGGTTCAGTGTCCTTTGTTCGAGGTTGTTGGCTGGGATGGCAGTAAGGAGGCGATCCGCGAGGTCAACCCGATTGATACCCTCGCGAACGACATGAATGATCAAATCCCCTTTTAGGAAGGACAGGCAAATGCGACGGATCATAACGACTGTGCTGCTGTTGGGAATTGTGATGCCGGCTTTGGCGCAAGTCCCGATGCCGCGCCCACGGCCGGATGCGTGCGTGATAAACCCGGCGAACTGCAAGCCCATTAAAATTCAGAACCCGACAAGATCGTGTTCAACAACCTGCCGACCAGATGGGCGGGGCGGACAGACTTGCACAACGAGCTGTATGTGAAACACCACACCGTAGATCAGTATTCGGAAGACTGGAAGCGCTTGCGGCTGGGCATTCCAACCGCAAGCAACTTTCATTTGCTGATGACGCCGGGCGGCAAGCCAACCTCGCCCGACAACAAGGAGCGCCGGCAGTATCTGTATCGCTTGGTGGCCGAACGTATTTTGCAAACGACAATGCCGGATCGCTTCGCCGGCAATCAATTCACCGACGACGGGCACGAGCGCGAGGGCGCGGCGGCGGATCGCTTTCCGGGCGAATTGTTGCCGGCCGGGTTTTTCACCACCGACGATGGTCGTACTGGCTGTTCACCGGATCGGGTATTTGCGCATCGTAATGAGGCGGTGGAGATCAAGGCGCCAGCGCCGTGGACGCATATCCAATACATGGTCGAGGGACCGGGCGATAAGTACAAGGCGCAGGTTCAGGGCCAAATCATGATCGGTGAATTCGATTGCTGTCATTTCTGGAGCTATCATCCGGACTTTGCCGCTGTGCATATCCGAACGAGACCGGACCCGCGCTATATCGCCTTGCTGCGCTTGCAATTGAATCTGTTTTTGGATGAGCTTGATAACGTCGAGCGCTACGTACGCCGGCACGGCAATGTCGCGGTTCTTTTGAAGGAAGTGAGCGATGCGGACTAGGGACACCAGTACGGGCGATCTGTTCGGCTGGACTGGTGGCAAGGCGGCGCGCGACGAAGGCATGAAGCGGGCCGTGCGTGGTGGGGGCGATTGGTGGCAGGCGGCCCTGGCCGTGGTGCACGGGTTGCCGGCCGGGTGGGAGGGCAAGTTCGAAGATCTGACCCGATTGGTGCGAAAGACAATTGGCCCGCCGCCGAAGTCGAGCAATATCTTTGGCGCTCTGGCCAACGCTGCGATGCGGCGGCAATGGCTGGTCAAGACCGGCAAGCGCCAGCACATGGAAAAGACCACGTCGCACTCGCGGATTACCGACGTGCTGCGGAGGACGCTTTTAAAATGATGCGCAACGATCCGGCCGTTGGTGAAGTTTTGCGGTTCATGAAAGAAAACAAACTCGATGAGAGTGATCTGGTTAATTACGGCGGGGAAGACTTCAATTCCCCGGATGAGCGAAGGCGGCGCAAAGCGCACCGCGTTGAGAGGTGCTGGGAGCTAATGGCGAGGCTCGGAATCAAAGCTGCAAATTTGAGTTCTGGGAGCCCAAAATCGTAATTAAGGTTAAGTCATTGATTTCATTGAACTTTATAAAATGGAAATTCTTCAATGATTTCAATGGTTTTATCCCGAAACGGGGTCTATTGCGCAAACGGGGACCCAAAGTCGGGTAAAGTTACGGCCAACACCCCAAAATGCGCGTAGGGAGACAAAATGGCCCGCCTTCCCGATGGCATCCGCAGCGTGGCCGAAATAGCCGAGCGCGACGATCTCAACGACGTGCCGCCAGCCAAACCAGAGGAAGCACGACCGTTGCGCAGTAAATCGCCAGAATTGCCCCTCGGTACGGGTCGGGTCCGGTCAGGGCTAAGTAAGCTAATCCGGCCGCACCGCAAACGGAAACGAGCAGCGTCAGGCGGACGGCGAGCACCACGGTGAGCACGTTGAGCGCCCCCAGCACCCCCGCCTTCCATGCTGCCCGATGAATGTATTCTTGTGTGAGATTAGGCGGTGCCGTGCTCGTCGTCGCCGCCGTCGTCGCCCCAGGCGTCGTTGATGGCGTCGCGGATGATATCATCGTCTGCAGTTCGCTCGGGTTCCGCCCTTCCGGCAATTGCCTTTCGGCCACGAGCGTCATGGGCTTTGAAGGCCTTGCTGTATTTTCGGACGGAACTCCCGGCGCTGGCGTCATGGATTTTCTCTTTGCGCATCCCCATGAACATTATTTGAATGCGGCCGATGGCGATCAGGGCCGCAATCCGTTCCTTCAGCGTAACACGCTCATCGGTCTCAAGGTGGTGCAAAATCTCGGAAATCTGATTGTAGAGACGGACGTTGACGCCGAGCGGATCAAGGCTGCTCATTGCTCGGCCTCTTGTGGCGGTGGCAGAACTGCGGGCGCGGCGCGGCCGGCGGCAAACCCGGCGACACCGGCCGGAATGTGACCGACGATTTGGCCTGCGGCGTCCACGAGCCTCTCGCCGACAAGATGTACCATTCTGCCGCTGGGAGTGCGCGTCCAGCGAATTCCCGGAATGGCCAAGCCGGCAACGAGCTCGTAAGGAAGCCCCGCCCCATGATGGAGCGCGTAGATGACGCCAGCGGTCGCAATCCCAGCGAGCCCATGCGCGCCAATGGATTGTCCCGCGCGACTGCGCAATATGTCGCCGGCTGCTCCCGGAATAGCACCCCCAATGGCGCCGGCTGCAGCACCAGCGCCAGGGTGTTCGGGATCAGCGATTGCGCCGCCGACAGCGCCCCGTTCAGCCGCACCAGCGCCACGGGCAATTGCCCCCGTTATTGCAGCGGCGCGTGGTGAGACGGCGGCGGCGATTTGTGGCAATTGGCTTAGAACCCTACGCCCGACAAAAGCCTCAACTGGCCCGCCCGGAATTGCCATCAGGGGAAGTGTTTCAGCAGCGCCACGCGCGACGGTTTCAGTCGTTGATTGACTGGGCTCATCAGCATATTCCCGTGCGCGGTGATAAGCGCTGCGGACAAAATCCGGCATGTTCCTTTTGACAACTTGCGTTAGGTTGGGCGCAAAAATGTTCCCCAGCGTTTGTTGAAGTCGAACGGCGTTGGTACCAAGCGCGGCTAACCCGTGCGGAATGCCGCGCGCAATATCGTGCCGCTGCCCCCAAGGTAATTCTTCTTCGGGTATTTCCGGCTCTGCAGGGGCGGGCTGCACCGGGGTAGGTGTGGCGGCTTTGGCTTCGTCGGGATGAAACCGGGCGCCGCGTCCGGTTGGCATGGAGGTGGGGGTGGGCTCGGCCGCAGCCTTGGGCGGCGGACTGAGTGAGTTGGACCGCTTCATGAAGGCGGCGAGATCGCTATCGTCACTCATTGACGTGGAGCTCCCAAGGCGGGTTCGGGGTGAGTCCCATGGTCCGCATGGCGTGTTGTATCTGCGCCTGAATGGCCGGATCTGGATTGTCCTTGTTGCGGTCGTAGAAGATCTTAGCTCCGCGCGCCTCGGCTTCGGTGGCCGGCGGTTCACGCTCTGTCTTGGATAATCCGGTTCGCGCCTTGGCCGGATCGCGACTAAGTTGCTTGAGCTGCGGTGGTACGTCACTGGGGAATTCGCCGCTGCGCCAATTGCTGCGCAAGAACCCGCTATAGAGATCAACGGTTTCTTTGCTTAATCCTGGCGCATAGCCTTTAACGCCAAAATTAGAGAACTGACCTTGTATGTTGCCGATGCGGCCCCAAGCCTCGGCTAGATCCTGCATCATGGCGCCGCGAATGGTTTCTGATGATGCAGTGGCTGGCACAGCCTTCATCATTTCTTCCAGAATAGTCACACGCGGAACGCCGGTTCCGCTCTGAATAGCGGTGATTGCTTGTTGCACGACACGTAGCTGATTGGCGATCAAATTGTATTCCGGATCTTGGCTCAAGCCCTTCAATGCCTGATCGAGCTTGGTGCCGAAGTAGTTGGTGTTTTCCTGTTTACGCAGATTGCTGTAAAGCTGAATCATCACATTCGGCAAGTTGGCGGCGGCCTGCATTGCTGTGTTTTCTTTACTGCCAGCCTTGTAGAATTCCTTGAGCTGCGCCGCCTTGGTCGGGTCATATTTAGGATTGACTTGATGCGCCCAACTACTGATTTGCCCGCGTGTGGCGTTGGGTACGTCCTTCAGTTCCTGACGATAGTTGGCTAAATCATCTAGGGTCTGTGCAACATTGGGGTTGATGTTACGAATGGCCTCGATTTTTTCCTCGGGCGTGCCTGCGCCAGATGCGACTTGACCGATAGCGTGACCAATCTGTCCTGCTGCTGTAGTCGCGGCGCGATAGGCTTGAGGGTGAAGTTTTGCGCCCTCCGCTTTGGTCATTCCCGGCACATCGCCCTGCTCAACGATGTCTTGCGCAGCATTCATGCCTTGGTCGTTGAGATTGTTTTGTTTCTTGATTTTGTCGAGAGTTGACGTGGCACCGTCAGCAGTTGGAACAGATTGATCGGCAGATGCTTGTTGTGTCGGCTTATCTTCATCCATAATCAGGGATTGGCGCGCCGGACTATTGCTGCCGCCGCCATCTACCCAATCATCGGATTGATCGCCGGTTTCTTTCTTACGCCTTTGCTGCGCTTGATCGAGAACAGTATATGAACTCCAAAAATCACGCAGTCGTTGGTCTTCCCATTGTAGTTGATTGATCACTGCTGTTGGACCACCGTTTTGTAGGGTGGCGTCAAGACTGCTGTGTCCGCTCTCTATATTCAGATTGTGGATTGCTTCGGTAAATGCCTCATCCGATATCGTATGATTGTTGTGTTTGTTGATGATGTCGCCATAGCGCGTCAGCAGCGCGCTGTGGTTAGCGATTGCTTGAGCGCCGTTCTCCATCATCTGATCATGCAGCACCTGCATCTGCTCGGTCTGCATTCGCATTTTCGCTTGCTGCATTCGCACTTGCGCTTCTTGTTGTTGGGTTTCTCCCAACATGGTGCTGCGATAGTGCTGGGAAAAAGCATTGTGGCTGTAGAAATCAAGAAACGGACCAACAATGGCGGCAAGATCGCTTGCGGCCCTGGCCGGGCCAGCAACCGAAGGCGGGCCGAATTGGGCCAATTGCTTGCCTGCGCCGCGCATGACGCCGGGCGCCTCCTGCTCATTGGGCAAGAAGGTGGATAATTCCAGCCCCGGATAGTGCTTCAATCCACTAATCGCCCAATTCGGCTTGCCAAATTGGTCTGGCGGGCGTGGGGAGTTCGGAGTGAAGCGTTGATTTTCCGGCGGCGGTTTGGGCGACGTTACTGGTGCGGTTGCGACTGGAGCTTCTGGCGGGCGCGGCGTGGGCATCGGTGGCGGTGGCGGTGGCTGTGGGGGACCGCTAGAAAATCCCTGCGTAGGTCGAGTTGTCCAGGGCACGTTGCCGCCAGGAAGCCGGTCTTGGGCTTTCTGTCCCGCGTCCTGTGGGGACGATTGCGCGACTTGCTGCAATGGCGACGGTGGTGGCTGCGGGAAATATTGCTGATCCGTGTTGAGATCAGCAGTGCTGGTGTCGGTCATGACTACCTCGGGCGCGGACGCGGCATCGGCACAGGCCCGCCCATCGTCTGCATCGCCCATTGCTGGACAAGCTGATCCAACAACGGCTCAATATCGTTGATGCCAAGCTGCCGCGCCATTTCCGTATTGCGCTGCGGCGATTGCAGCCCCGCCATCCAATCGTTGCGTACCGCCGGATCGACGCCAGTTTGTCCGGTTGGGAAAGCAAGCGGCGTCATGAAGGGGTTGCCCCGGCCTTCTTCGACGTTAGTCGAACGGCGCCAGTCCTGAGTAGGCAATCCGCCCGGAGCCGCCTGCGCCGTCGTGTTGACAATTCCCTCCAGATCCGGTCGTGGGCCGAAATTGAATTCACCGTAAAGCCGCTGCGGCTCTACTGCCGTCATCGTTTGCCCAGCCTGCGGCAGGCTATCGCCAGAACGGACATGCTCACGGAAGTAATCATCGCCGCCAGAGCGGCGCATACTGTAGCCCTGCGTGCCGCGCAGGTACTGATGCTTCGCCACCATACCTTTCTCGCCCATGCGCGGATCATTGGAGGCGTTGCCGGTCATTGGTCCCCAGCCAACGTCCGACAGGTTCGATCCGGGACCACCATCGGGCGGGAAAACCACGTCGTAAACGTCGCGCTTGAAAGCAGCTTGCTGTGCCGGACTAACCCGCTGGTTACTGTAATCCGGGTAATAGCCGGAATAGCCGGCGCGGCTGTAGGGGCCACGAAGAGTTTGCCCTGCTTGCGCCAAACTGGTCGGTGCGCGGGTGCGATCTGGAAAGCGCCCATTACCCTGAATGCCGTAGAGCGCACGGTTGCGCAGCGTTTCCAGTTGAATGATCTGAGCGCGGGTATTGCCGGGTTTCAGTCCGACTTCCTGCGACACCATTTGCGCCATTTGGCGCACGGTGTTCGGATTGCTGACCTCGCCGCCGAGCGGGCTCACATCGACACTGCCTTGCGACGGCTTCATCGGCGGCGCCCCGGCCCGTGAATAGGGGCTGATCTGGATCTCGCCTTGCGCGATTGGCGACGCAGCGTGGCCGGTGCCGGTAGTTCCGGTGGTCAATGAGGCTGGGGTGGCGGGGGGACGGGCCGCAGGAGGCGGTACAGTGGCCGCTGGTGCGCCTGTTTGTGTTGGGGGTGCTGTAGGCGTCCCGGCCGCGCCAGCGCTACGGGCGGCCGCGCTAGGGTCACGCTGGGCCGCTTGCGCGGCGAGCTCGGCCTGGACGTTGCGCTCAGCCTCTGCCGCCCGCGCCTCTCGGTCTGTAGCTGGCGGCTGCGGCGCGGCCTGCTGCTGCGCCAGGGGCGGTACAGCAGCTTGTGCGGAGGATGGGGCCGCGCCGTAGCCATAACCATGTTCGGTTGCGCCTTGCGAGCCGTACTCCTGTTGTCCGTAGGCAGGACCGACTTGATTAGTGAGCCCCATCAGATCCTGCATCACCGCCGCCGGCCCGCCGCGCAACAGGTCGCCGAGCAGATTGGGTATTCCGTGCGGGGCGCTGCCCGGCTTGGCCAAGTTTTTAAAAAAATTGCTGGCCTGCGTGAGCGGGTTCTGCTGGCGCTGCTGTCCGCGTTGCTGTCCCGCGCCTGCCCCTTGCTGATCCGTTGCCGATGCTGCCGTCTCCGGGGGCGGCGTGGCCGTACCGACATTCGCTTGCGCGGGCGCGGGGCCGGCCTGTGCCGTAATGGGCTGGGCTTGGTTTGGATCAGCTTGTGCCGCTTGATTAGGATCGGCCACGGCCGCCTGGGCGGCTTTGTTCGGGTCAGTCGCCGTGTCCAGCCAATCTTGCGATGCTTGTGGTACGGGTTGCGGCTGTTGGGCTTGCGGTGGAGGCGTGAAGGTCGGCGGCTGGGGTGGCGGCTGGGGTGGCGCCTGTTGCTGCGGCTGCTGTCCAGTTATCGAGGGGTCGCCACCACTGACCGCCGCTTGCGATGCCACGAGTGGATCGGTGAGAACGTTGCTGGCGGCATTCTGCGGCTGCTCCTGGGGCAGGATATTGGGACTGCCGCCGCCCACGGCGCCACCGCTCCCCGCTCCGGCCAGACTGGAAAGACCGCTCCCCAAGGCGCCGAATATGTCTGGTAAGCCGCCACCCGCCATGCATCACCTATTTGCCGAAGTGACCAAGGTTGCCGATGACGTTGCCAGGGCTCTTGTTGGCACCCAGCGGACTACCTTGCAGAGTTTGGTTTTGTAATTGCCCCAGCACCGCCTGAAATTGTGCGGGAATGCCGCCGGTAAGGCTCGGTAAGGCACCCAAATCCATGGCCTCAGCCGTTCCCATGGGGCTTGGTGTGCCGCCACCCGCGCCCGGCCCGCCCAAGCCAAGCTGATTGTAGCGGTTTGCCATCATTTCCACGCTCTGCCCGGCTGCAGGACCGACGGCTGACGTCGCACCGGACGGCAGAAAGCCCGGTGCGCCAGAGGACCCGAATGGGCCGCCAATAAAGTTGGATAGCGCTCCTGACACTAGCCGCCTCCACCCCCGCCCCCAACAGCACCACCAAGCTTGCCGAGAATGTTTCCTACTCCACCGGCAAAGTTGCTGAAGGATTGATTGAGGAAGTTTTCTTGCGCTGCCGTGTTGGAAAGCGATGCCTGTCCTTGCTGCAGGGCAAGGTTGGCGAGCGGCCCAGTCGCGCCCTGCGTAGCGCCGGTGCTGTGGCCCATGCCCGCCGAAAACTGGGCTGCATTGGCTACTTCGCCTTCGCCTTTGGTGTATTGATTTAAGGCCGTCTGCAGCCCAGTGGCGGGAACGCCACCCTGCGTCAGCAACGCGCCGATGTTGTTGCTCATGAGACCTCCAGATTGAGCATATAGCGCGGCCAAAGTTCCTTGGCTCCGAGCCGCAGCGCCATCGGTGCCAGATCAAAGACGGTGTCGGACGCCAGCATCCAGTGCTTGCACTTGCGTTTGCGCGCCCAGTCGATAGAGCCGCGCAATAGCTTCATGGTTTCCCACATGGCGCCATCGTCTGCACACACGCAAATGACGTTGCAATCAAACTGTGACGGGAGCCACGGCAGGCACGATAGCATTGCAATCATGAACGAGTTGGACAGTCGTACCGGGTAGAACATCATCGGGTTCTTCAACACAATATTGCGAAACCAATTTTCGGTCGTCAGGGCGTCGAACCCCTGATCGTATTTTTTCCCAAAAAGATTTCGCAACCAGGGTAAATCATTTTCGCTTAACAGCCACGGGTCCAACAAAACCGTGTCGGCTTCGACTGTTGTTGTAATCTCTGGTCGAAACGCTACGGAATTTGATTGATCCGGTAGTGTTCTTGATGATTGACGAAGGTCCACCATGATAAACTCAACTTATCTGCGAAAGTGGCGTCGGCCATGTTCTGCGGGATGCGAAAGCCGAACATAGCCGCGTTGAATTGATCGTGTCCAGTTTGATGGTCGAAGTGCCAGTTGCCGGCGCGCTGCGCGGTAAGGTGAATTGGCGCGGGATCGAGCAGCGTCGGCAATGCTGCGTTTGATCGCAATGTCGTAGCCTCCAGCGTGGAGACCATCGAGCGATGTTCCTGATCGTGGTCGAACACAAAGCCCGCAGCACCACGCGCGTTCGTGGGCAATGTCAGGAGTGAGGCGAGGGGCATCTAATCCTCGCGGCGGCGATTATTATCTCCGCGTAGCTCGCGCGATACCAGCGGCGAGCTCTCCTGTGGGCCATAAGTGTTGAGCGCGGTGCCTTCCGGATCGAATCCGCGCGGGGTGACGCGATCCATGCCAAAGTCGCTGCTACCGTTTCTGACGGCGCCGCTTGGTCCGACGGGCGGGGCAGTGCCGAGACGCAAAGGCCCGGCGAGTGAGCGCCCGGATTTCAGATACCCGTCCGCCGTTGCGTAAAATGCCGTTGGACTGCGGCGCTCCGATCCGTCCTCCCGGGTCCTCGGCCATGCGCGTTGGTTCTCTTTGCTCATGCTGCAATCTCCATTTTGCGGTGGGGAATGCTTTCTTGCTCCAAAACGCCGATCACGTCATCAGTGTTTTGGCAAATATATACCCGAACGCCGGCCTCGTATAATCGCAGGAACATCGCGGTCTGTTGTTTGGACACGACCCCGGTGGCGGCCTTGAGCTCAATTCCCACGGCGCGGCCATTGAAAAATACCAGAATGTCGGGGAACCCGGCTTTGAGCCCGGAGCCGTGCAGACGGCCGGCCGTGGCTTTGCCGAGTTTCCCCCAACCCGCTGGAAACGTCGTCCATAGCGCTGGTGGAAGCAGAACCCAGTCGAGTAGGTCTGCAATGGTTTTATGAAGTGCGGCCTCGGTAATCTTGGCCTTCATCGCCGCGCACGGCGCACCGGACCCGTACGCGCTCCGGGCCGTGGAGACCCGGAGCGCTTACGAGCCATCAACCGAGTACGGCTCCAGTCACTCGGCCAAGCTCCGTCATGCCAAGGCAACCGATTTACCGCGCCTGTGCGGCCCTTGACCTTGCGAGCCATCAGTGTCGTCCGCGTCGTCTTCCCCTGCGTGCCATCGCCTACCTCCCACCTCGACGCGAACGCCGATAACGCTGCGATCCGCCGTGCGGACTGCAGTCGCGAGTGTGTCGGGAGCGCGTTTGAGGAACGGGAACTTCAGTACGAGGACGGCGCGTGGGGAAGCGGCCAGCAGGGTCAACCCTGGAACGTCCTCCCAGGTCTACACCTCTGGGCATCAAAGCCTCCTGCCCTTGCGATATGAAAAAAGGCGCGGTCGCCACTTAGGCAACCGCCAGCTTTTCGGTTTGAGGGCTCGGCGCAAACTAGCGGTGTTGCGCTGGCCATATTTCGGCATTTATCCGTGCCGCTTGTGCTTTCGGGCGCGAATGCGCTTGGCTCTCCGCGTCATTTTCAGAGCCTTAGAGCGCTTGCGCATTACCGGCGCCCGCGACGGTGGCGGCGTCTACGTCGTGCCATGTTGTCCTCTCCCTCGATTGAGTGGGTAGCGCACCAGCGGTGCGTTCTTGGGTCACGATACGGAGCCGATTGCGGAACAATCAACCTAAACACTATTAGTCGTCAAGTAGGGTGGCTGACTACGCTCCCCATAGTGTGCGATCTTCGACCATCAGATGAATGCGTTCCAGAGTGAAATCCGGCGATAGCGATTGAATGTCTAGAGCGGCGGCGATACCCGCGCCCTGCAGCGCTTGTGGTTCAAAAGCGGATGTCGAAGCCGTGCCGGCTGGTCCGGCAATCTGTGCCGGCGTATGCGGTCCTGGCGCCAGGGCAAAATTCACTTCCTGAATGCCGTTGGGAATGCCACCGCCTGTTGTCGTCAGATTGCCGGCCCAATTCACCCCGCGCCCGTCATTGTCGAAGAATTCCATAAATATGCGCTTCGCGTTTTTGATCGTTAATTGCTGCAAGCCCTCACCGCGCACGAATTTAGTGGACAGGATTTTGAGAAGATTAGGGTCGGGAGTAGCGAATAGCTGATACAAATGCGTGCCATCGGTACCGAATGGGGTGATGACGCTGTCTTGCTCATAGGAGGCGATGTTGGTCAGTTCCAAGCCGGCGCCTTGTGATGCAATCGACCAGAAATCGCTTCCTGTTCGCGGGTGCCACATCAGGATCAGATTACGAGTCACACCATAAATGTCAGTAAATCTTCCATTACACAACAATACACGAAACCCGAACATGGTTGCCGGGGCCATGGTCGGATAGTATAGGGTGGTATCTGAAGCCGTTTTGGGGATGACAAGCGTGTTAAAAACGTTGGTGGTCTTTTGCCCAATCTCAATTGCCTCACCCCCGCGAAGTTCGAATATACCGGCGCCATTCCACGTCTGCATAAAGCGGCCGATGCGCCCCACCGGACGCGGAAAACGTTGTCCGACCTGGGGATCGACATTGGTGTAAGCCAAGTTCGTGGTGAAAGGCGCCTCGGGCGTGCCTGACCCGATCAGTTCCACTTGGTTAATTAGATCAACTGAACTGTCGCCAAAAACGTACAGGTACCCGGCGGTCGCCGCCAGATCCATGTAGCTGTAGGTCAGGCGGTCGCCGAAGTAGCCGAATGATCCGCCGCCGTCTGTGGTGGAAAAATCCGCGCCGTTGGAGGGGGCGGAAAATGAAATCACGTCTTTGCCAGCCACGAATAATCGCGATTGGTAAACCTCCATCGTGTAAATGCCGGGTAATCCTGTCGGCATGGTAAACGGTACACCGGGAGAGACCTCTAGGGCATCGGTCAACCAGTCAGGCGCGGGATCGCCAGGACGCGAAAGCGTAGTGCCATCCCAGCCAAACATGCCGAGTGGCGAGCCGAACAAGACGCCGCCTTGCTGGCCGCTGACGTTGCCGACAAAGCGCGGGCGCCACACTTTGGCGCTCGCCCAGTATTGTGGGGCAATTGGTTGCCATACTGGCGCGGCGGCAGTGCCGATATGCGTGACGGCCAAGGTATCAACATCAACTTGATCGATGCTGCCGTCGCTGAGGAACATCCAACCGTAGCGGCCGGGTGGTGGGGCGCTGTTCTGTGGCGTAATATCGCCGATAAAGCCGAAAAATATGCGCAAGATCGTCACGCCGGCAGGCGCGGTATAAAGCACGGGGCCGGGACCCCAGCAGGAACGCAAATTCCCAGGCCCAATTGCGAAGAGGTTCTCGTTCCACCATTGCTCGTCGTCCGCTATCGAGCCGCGCCCGGTTTGTTGATTGAGGCCCAATGTCCAATTCTGGAATGTGTGTAGTTGCGGAGGATTTGCGGACTGAATGGGCATATCATGCTGAGCGGAGCGTGGCGCCATACGCCGTTTGGATCATTTGCGGGCAAACCACCGCCGCGCACAGGGGGAGCTCGGCTGCGAACAGCGCTTGCATTGCTGCCGCGTCCTCGCGGCGTTGCTGTTGCAGGAGCGCGAGCATTGCCGCCCAGTAACTCACGGCATCACGCCATGGATATGGAATAGGGTCAACATCGTTGTCCGTCAGGAGCGGGCTGGGGATGACGGTGAGATCAACTTCCATCGGCAGCGATTGTGTGGGCACTGGTGCGAGATAGATCGCTCCGGTTGGCCCTTCGCCGTACTGAGCAAACCATCCTGGTTCGCTGATGGTGCCCATGAAAGTGCCCCCGTATATTCGAAAACGGGCTTGAAAATCTGTCCATACGATACGGCGCCATAGTGGTTTCCAAGATCCGCCGACGATGCTGGCGCTCAAAATGTTACCCTGATCGTCAGTCGTGGTTTGCCATCGGCCACCGATGCCAACAGCCATCGACCGGCAGGCAAGCACCGATTGCGCTTGCGGCATGATCATTTGCACTAGTGCATCCCAGGAGCGGAATGTATAGATTTCTTGATTAGGGATGGTTTGCACGCCGGGCGGAATGACTCGTAAACATCCGGAGACGGCGGCAATTCGACGGCGGGCACGATTGATATAGTTAGCCAAAGTCACATTGACGAAAAACTGCCCCTGATTGTCGTTGAGCAGGTTCTGCACTTCGTTGATGTAATTGGCCAACATCACTATATTCCCGGAATTACGACGGAGTTACCGCCCGTGCTCCCGATCATTGTCGGTAACGGGCCAAGCATTCCAGTGTCGGTTTCCAGTTCAAAGTCAATGATAGGCATGGTGTTAGGTGCACCTGTATTGTCTACGGGTACGTACCAATCAATACCGGGACCTATTAGAGCATTGGCCGGAAGCGCAGTCATCGCGGCAGTCAGTCCGCCCCAGGTGATGGCATCATTGCCTTGTGTGCCGGTAAATCCCGTCGTCGTCAGCACACGGGTGCCGACATGTGAAGTATCGATGTAGACGCGCAAAACATGCGGGCCAGCCGGGGTTGATGGAGCGGTCGTGCTGAACAGTGCTATTTCCATTTGGAAATAGGCCCCGGCCAGGGCCGTTGTTTGACGCACCGTCACGTTAATGGTCGTTAATGTTCCGATGACGACCGAAGTCCAACTACCTGAGTTGCTGAATTTGCCGAAGAATATCACCTTGAATAATGAGTTTGGTTTGCCGCGTTGCGTCGCCTCTGATGCACGGCGAACGGGATCGCAGCCAATGCAGTTGTTCATTAACACCGATTGCGTGGCCAGTCTGGCCACACCACCATCCGACCATGACGGCACTCCAGCAAATGGACTATTGGTGTCGAAGTAGACATAAGTACTATCTTGGTAAACTTTGGCAATGGTCATCATCCCAAGATCGCCAGGGAACATGAAATTTGCGCCGACTGCGGCTGGACTTGGTTGCCATGCCAATTGCGATCCTGGAGGGGCCTGTATCAAGATACTGAGCGCTGCGTAACTTTTAAGGCATTTGAACGTGCCGTTGACGAATTGAATATTGGTTCCATCAACAGTGAAATGATTGCCGGGCCAGAGCAGAGGTTCATTGCAAGCTAGTATTTGTGCCCCGGATGCTATGATAGATCGGGTCAACCCGGCCGAATTGACGCCGGTAGCAAGCGTGCTATAGGACCCGCCATTTATGATTACTGTTCTGCCCGACGCTCCAATTCCGTTACCCAAGGCAACGCAGTCATTGAACACGACGGAGTCGAAACTTGCGGATTGAAAGTTTATACCTTGTGGCCAAGTAGACTTTTCATGATGTACGCGGCTGCAATTCTTGTCTGGCTCGGGCACTGCATTGAATACGGTATTGAATGAGGAAAAATCCATGCACATGGACTCGGAATTACCTACCCATGTACAATTTTCGATACGAAACTTGCGACAAGAAATTGATGAGTAAGTAAGCGTTGAATTAACTGCAGGCAAAAGTGTCATGTTGCGGAATAGTTGATCGACATTCCAAGAGATAGTGTCGGTAAAGCTAGGCGGATGATACAAGGCACCACTGGGGCTATTGAGTTGAATTACTTTAGCCGCACCGGGGAATTGTGCGGCAGTTACGTCATCGGGAAAGTCAATGCGGTGCTCATATTTGAGTGGCGGTGTAAACGAAATGGTTCCTGTGCCGATACTTGTTATTTTAACAAATTCGCAGCGGTCCCAGTTATGCGGATACCCGGAATACTGAATTGATAAGCTGGCGATGGCAATCCAGTCACCAATATTGAAGGATGCCGTTTGGCCGCTGGTCGTGAGTGTTACTGATGTTGCCCCCGGTTCCGCATTGGCGCTGATCGGGAAGTATGAATTGATGTATCCGCTGGATAACGCGCTCATGTTCGCGTTGGGGATCGAGGACGAGAACCACGGACTATAAGTGCTGGAAGATTGTCCGGCTCCCTGAATATTTTGGAAGCTGGAACCGCCGCCGTCGAGTGTGAATGACGTCAGATTGAATAAGGCGCTTTGACAGTTATTGAAGTTGAAACCCCAGCAGTGATTAGGATGGTTAGCGGTAGCATCAAGCAAGAAATGCCGTCCGGCGGCACAGACCTTGCGGCCGAATGCGTTCATTTCCAAGAACGCTATAGAATTATCTGTCCCAGTCAGCGCGGTTGTATTCCAATCGGCAATTGCCATCGCGCTGGCATTCTTGAACCAACTCAATTTGGCAAAACCGGTCGATTGCGAGAGCATCCAACCCGTACCGCCTGCGTCAGCCGTGTAGGTAGGCTGTGTGGTGTCCGTGGTTTGCACCCAAGGAGCGCCGTCAGAGGTGTAAAAAAGCGGTACTGATGTTGGAATGGTGGTTGTCGATATCTGTGCCCGCGTAATTGCTAGAGATACCCCGCCACCGCCGCCGGTCCCCGGCGGCCCTTGTGGCCCTGCTGGCCCCGCTGGCCCAGTAGGGCCGGGCGGTCCAGGCGTGCCGGTTCCACCAACGTCCCACCACAACGGCGGATCGAGCATGTCAGAGTAAGGCGGATCGAGTAGATGCGAGTAGGGAACCGTATAGTGAGGCTCGATTGGCGGATTTGCACTTGCCGGCGGCAGATTGCTCGACCCGGCGCCCAACCCAAAGCGTAGATCGCGGCTGCTGACAGGTGTGTCTGAGTCTTTTTTCATTACAGCACTAAAAACATAGATTGTTTCGCGAACCCGACCGGGGGTGTCGCGGCGGCGAAGATCGACGCTATCTCACTGCTCGATAATGCGCGACCGAAATTTCGAAAATCGTCAATAGTGCCTACCGTGCCCCAATTTTGCAGGTGCTCGCGGCCGACATTGCAGCCGGGCGCGTCGACCGTGACGCTAGTCTGTAGCGGAGCTGTAGCCGACGCGACCGAAACACCGTCCACGTATAAGGTCATTGTTTGACTATTGATGCCGCCGCTGCCATCAAAAACTCCCGCGACGTGACGAAAAACCCCATTGTTGATGGATTTGGTATCACTGATGTAAGTAAGTCCCAGGCCACTATCATCGCGGATGATGAACGTAGCGGCTCCAGTACCGACATTGGTGACGCCGTTGGACCCGATGCCTATGTCCATAATCGGGTTACCGTTGCCACTATTGCGTCCGCCAAAAATCGGCGTGTCCGTCGCAGTCGATTTCAACCATGCCATGACCGAGAATGATGATGTAGCGGTCGGGATATTCATTGCCGCTATTGGCACCGCAATCTGTCCGGTCGGACCATTGAACACTGCGCCCTGCCCGATTTTCCCTGGACCAAGCGTCGGAATTGGTGAGCCCCCGAATGTTCCAGTATAACCATTGCCGGAGCTGTCGGTGGTGACCGTGTCCTCAAATTTATACCAAACAACAATACCGGTCGTAACATCGGCAAATGGCGTTACATTGGGGTCAAGATTGTCCATCAGAACCCCTTAGTGTAGGAAACGACGTTCCAGCGATCAGCTATTGAATTGTAGATACAGCCGATGTGATCGGTCAGGCCGCTGGTGGTGGCGGTCAATGCCGTAATGTCGGTCCCAAATGAAAATGCTCCAGCGGCTCCGGTGGCGAGCGTCAGTGTTTGGTTTGCGCCGCTCGCCTGATGCATGATGACGATACGTTGCGCTTGACCGGCAGCGGGTTTGTTTGTCGGGGCCGAGATCGTTCGACTTCCTGCCGCCGTTAGCCGGTACACGTTACTGAGTGATGCATCGAGTGCGACTGTAGCGCCGTCCGTAAGCGTTACGACCGTATCCAGCATTCGGGCCAAGCGATTAGCAATGGCGGCATTCACAAATGCTGCGGTTGCTATTTGCGTTGTGTTGGTGTTGGCGGTCGGCGTGGGTGCGGCTGGCGTTCCAGTAAATGTCGGGGACACGAGAGCGGCGCGCGAGGTGTCGCTCGGATGAACGTGATCTCCTCTGGCATAGGTGGTGGCGGTCCCGACCGCGCCCGTGCCGTCCATGATCGGGGTGGTACTAGAAGCGACTGGCGCTCCAGTTGCCCCGGTAGGCCCAACCGGTCCGACCGATCCGCCGGCTCCAGTTGCTCCAGTAGGTCCGGCCGCGCCAGTCGGTCCGGTCACACTGGCTCCGGTAGGCCCAACCGGTCCGACCGATCCGCCGGCTCCAGTTGCTCCAGCCGCTCCAGTAGATCCGGCCGCGCCAGTCGGTCCGACCGGTCCAGCTACTCCAGCTCCAGTCGGTCCGAGAGGTCCAGTCGGCCCGATTGCTCCAGCCGCTCCGGTCGGCCCGAGTGCTCCAGCCGTTCCGGTTGATCCAGTCACTCCAACACCAGTCGGGCCTGCAGCTCCAGTTGATCCTGCGGGCCCAGTTGGTCCCGCCGCTCCAGTTGGCCCGATAGCCCCCTGCGCTCCAGTCGGTCCTAGAGCGCCAGCCGTACCAGTCGGCCCGACAGCGCCGGTTGCTCCGGTCGCCCCACCACCAGGACCAGTCGGACCTAGCGCTCCTGTTGGCCCGGTTACGCCAGCTCCTGTTGGTCCGGTTTGGCCAATGGCCCCCTGCGCTCCGGTCGGTCCGGCCGGGCCAGCGGGGCCAGTCGGACCAATCGCTCCGGTTGGCCCAGTCGCGCCGCCGCCCGTGCCACCGCCGCCAGTGCCCGGTGGGCCAGTTGGGCCAATTGGGCCGGTCGGTCCAACAGGTCCGCCGGAAGGTCCGGGTGCTCCAGTCGCTCCAGTCGCTCCAGTCGCCCCGATTGGTTCCCACCATAATGGCGGGTTCACCATTTGATCAAATGGTGGATCAAGCAAATGCGAGAAAGGAACGGTGTAATGCGGTTCCAGCGGAGGATGTGGAACGTCTGAGGGCGAAGAATAATACGCGGGAGATAGATAGAGTTGATTAACCCTTCTCTTTGGGAGCGGGGTTTTCCGGCGCATTGTCCATTACTCATCCGCCGCAAGAGTTGGCAGTGTGAAGCTCGGCGGCGGAAATGCCGGTCCGACCGGTGGACCCCAGCCCCCTACAGGGACGTTTTGTGTTGTTGTTGTATGCGGAGGTGTCGTTGGGGATGTCCCGCCAGTAAAGATGTTGCTGAAAACAATCGGCGGGCTCGGATACGTCGTTGTGGAGTATGGGAACAGCGTATGTGGCACGGTAGCGCTGCCACTGCCGTACCGAGGTTGTATAAAGCCGGGTGTTGATGGCGGTACTGCCGCTGCTGCAATGGCTGGTCCTACCAGTACGCCAGCAGGAATGTGCCCGATTGGCGGCGGTGTCGGTGGCGGGAAGGCCGGTGCAGCGCCGCCGCCTTGTCCGATCAAGGGTGGAGGAATGATAGGCGTGAAACCTGGGAAAACTGAAGCGGCGCTTACATCAATATCGAGCAAGCTTGACGTTATAGGAGTGTGTACCTTACCACCGCTCCACGTAGCTGTCCCAGCATTAGCAAAACCGAAAGTAATGTATAATTGATTGTGTGTACCTACTGTAGGTCCGGCTATGGCAACGTTTGTTACTGTATTAGCAACGTTTGCAACAAGGGGAACAACTGAAGCTGTTTGCAGTGTTTCTCCGCCCCATTGATAAGAAATAGTCAAATTCGTAGCTGTGGTGTGAGTCATCGTTACGTCTAGCAACAAATTGGATGGCCCACTGTTATTTTCTCCAAAATACAGACTTCCATCAGTCGCAATAGTCGCTTTCTGTCCGACAGAAACACCGGAAAAAGTAGTTTGATAAGGATTGGTTGTGGTAGAGAAGTCGGTGATATTCGCCACAAGGTCAGGAGAAGGTATAAAAACTTTGACACCAGTCCATGTCATTGTCGCAGACAGGTTGAACCCGACATAGAGAGCAAGAGTGTGTCCATTTGGCGGGAGTATACTTGTTACGGCTACTGAATATGGACTTGGCCCACTGGCTATAGCATTTATTGTTCCGGCATCCCACGCGACGGCGGCCTGCATAACATCTGCCGCGCCCATTGTAAAATTTAATGCAAAATATATTGCTTGAGTTGGTGTGGTAGCGAATACCAAATCTCCATTTGTATTGATGGTCGCAATCCCAGGGGGAGTTACTGAAGCAAAACGAAAATGATACCAACCTGATGTAGGGCCGCCCGTATTGCCATCAGCAATTGTTGCAGTTAATAAAGCTTTACCATATGTTGAGGGGGGTGGTGCAGTGCCAATTATAGAAGGTGGAATTGGGGCATACTCGACTGGTGGCCAAACTAAAACTTCGTCAACGCCGAATACATGACCGTTACTCCAAGAGAAAACAGCGTTATTATCGGAGGAAGTATATAGTGTTAGAGTTTGCGCCTGCCCATACTGATCCGGAAATTTCCCATAGTTAGGAGGAAATATTTGTATGTTGGATATTGTAACCGGAGAGGTTGTAGGGATGTGTGTTTGAGTAATTAAAAATATTGTTCCGTTATCCCACTGTCCCCAAATAAAATTGTTGGCGGGAACAGTGTTTGTTTGCAATGTTATTGTAAGCAGGGGGGCATCATCTACTACGAGGTCAGCAAATTGCAGATTTTGATTGGAGTCTATTGTAGCCGGTCCAAATCGAACGGAGGAGAACGGAATTTTAATTCTATCGTTCTGACCGCCGGTCGATGTATATGAGCCGTCAGTAATTACTGAATCTACGCGTATGATTTCAGCCGGCTGCTCGCTAAATATATATGCTCCACCTGGAGGAATGACAGGAGGGATACCCGTTGCCCTTTGATTTCTTCTTGCCATTCACCGCTCCTGTTACGGAGGCGGTGCGGATGGAAAACCAGCTTGCCCGCCAGTGATGCCAGTAATGATCACGCCTGTTGATGGCTTAGAGCAAACCAGATTGAGCGCAGTCAACGACAACCCGACGCTGGCAATCTGTCCTTGTGGAATTGTTGAATACCAACCAGTCCAACTGAAGTTACAATCTTCGTGAATTACAAGTGTGATGTATTTGCTGTTGAAGCCAAACGCAGTGCCCACCGGGCAGTTGAGGTCAAAGAAGATCGGGGTATCTCCCAGCAGCAGCCCTCTGAAACCACTGTTGACCGGATCGTCCTTGCCCCATCTGCTCGATGGGTCGTTGTTGTAGCGCTCAACCGTCATAAAGTCGGTGAGCAGCGTTGTCCAGTCCTCTACCGAAGTGACAACAAAATCGAGTGCCTCGCCGCCTGAGTGTTTGACGGCTTTTAGCAATGTCGGGATCATCGTGGCGCGGGTAAGGATAGCGCCGGCCGTTGGTATGCTGAGCCCAGCCCAAGTTGGATACGTAGCCCGATCAAGTCCGCCGTATACGCCAGTAGCGCCGTAAGCATCATTCAAACTAAACATCTGCAAGACATTGGCCACTGGCGGACCAAACAAAGCTGCTGATAGAGAATTCAGCGCCGAATTCTTCATGTCGTTAAGTTTCAACATGAGGCGGCTGGCGACGGCAATGGCGTCTTGGGTTACGAGCTGCTCCAGACCCAAGGATGACACTGGCGTCGCCAAAGCACATAGATTGAATTCTGCATTGACGGTCGCGGCTACATCGGTGGGCAAATTAAACTGACCAGCAGGTCCGATCCATGACGATGTAACATACTGGCCAGTCTGCACGGGCTGCGTATATGGGCTTACGCCGCCCGATGCGCGAATGGCATTTCTGAGCAATAACGCTAAAAGCGGGTTCTGCCTGTAGAGCAGAACAACAACCATCTGAGCGAAAACTCGTCTTACTGTCGCTTGGAGTTCGAGGCCAATCGGGCCGCTCGGAATTAGGCCGGTCCCTAGTACGGGCAATTTACCCTCCTATCAATGTTCAACAACAAATACAGGGGAGCCGGCCCGATATTTGTTGCTACCTCCCGCCTCTGGCGTTTTGCTGATCCTTGACCAGCGCACCGAAGATTTCATTGCGCGCCCAACCCTCCGGGTCTTTGGCAATCTCAGCAAAGTTGTCCTGCTTCTGATGATGCCAGAGGCCATCATGTTGAGTCGCGTCACTCTGCTTTGGATTTTTGGCCGCGTGATATTCTGCGGCAATCTCGTAGTCGCCGACGTTCTTTTCGAGCATGAATTTTTCCAAGTCCTTCATGCCATCTTCGGTAAAGCCGTATTCTTTCTGCACCCGGTTGCGCGTTTCGGTAAAACGCTTTTCTTCTTCGGCCTCTTTGGCCGCGCGCTTTTCATCGTCGCGCTGCTTTTTGTCATCGTCAAAGCGCTGATTAACGCGCTCTTCGATATCGAAGTCGGGTATCTGCACTTGCGGGTATTTGCGCTTGATCAGCGCCTTGGCCTCTTTGGAAAGCACCGGATCGTTGTAAATACTTTCAACGAAGTCGGCGACTTGCTTGCGGCCCTGAAGAAAATTGTACTCTTCGTCTGAGACTTCGCGCGGCATGGCAGAACCTAGTTGTTGTTGTTCTTGCCAATAATGCTTGGCTGCAATGGAACGCCGCCCTCGGGCTTAGGTACTACTTTAGGGATCGCGCCCCACTCTGATACCTCCGACTGGGTATCAACTTGCAGTATAGTTCGTGGAGGTGTTTCCGGTGGGGTTGTAATGGGGGGATCATAGCTGCGGTTCATCGCCATTTTGGTTATCCTCTCAGTCCGCCGTTTATCATGCTCCCGGTAGTGGTGTCGATGGCATCGGCGCCTGCGCCATGGCCCCGGCTGGGGCTCCCTGGCCGCCCCCCTGCTGCTGTTGCCCCATGATGTTGGACAGTAAAGCGTTGCGGGCGACTGCGCGGAGCATGTCCTTAAGCTGAGTTTGCTGCACACCGGCTGTCGGAGCGCCCTGCGCCATGTGCCGGCTGAGCGATTGTAGCGCACGCAACACATCGCGATGCACTGGCGTTCCAGGCTGAAGTCCTGACAATGCTTGTTGCAGCATGCCCAGTGCGTTCTGGACCTGTGTCATGGATGAAGCTTGATCACCCGCGCCGGGAGCGCTGGGCTGCGGACCTTGTTGCCGGCGCGCGAGTGCCGCGAGAAGAGGACCGCCGCCGCCAGGAGCTCCACCAGGAGGACCGCCGCCAGGGGATGCGCCGCTAGCACTAGGATCGGGAGCGTTAGCGCTTTGTGGGCCGGTTTCGTCGCCAATAGCCATGGGACGATAAATTACGCTCAAAATCTAGTAGGATGCAACTACCCCCCACCACTACCCTTGCGGCGGCGCCCGCTGTGGCCACTGCTACGCCCGCTAGAGGGCAACTGTAGCACGTCGCGCAGCATTTCCTTTTGCTCTTCGGCCTGTGCCGCTTTGGCTTGATTTTTCTGCCGTTGCCGCAGCCGTGCCAGCAGGAGTTCGGCACTTGGCGGGTGCAGCATGTGGATCAGATCCTCGGCATCGATGGCGCCGGCACGGGCGAGCGCAATGGCGACTTGCCGGTTGTCTTCGGCAAAGGCTGGACTGGCGCTGTGGCTATCGACTTGAACTTGAAAATTATCCGGCAGATCGTGCAAGACGAACTCCTGCCCGCTATCGGTCGAATAAATCAACGCGTCCATGGCCTGCATGATGCGCAGTGACAGATACCCGCTTTGGGCTAGTTGGCGCTCGACGCGAGCAGCCTGATCAATGAGGCGCGGAGAGGACGTGCGGACCAAAGTCTGCGCGTGAACGCCGGCACGCACCCCAGGCTCGCCTTGCCCGGACATGACCGGGGTGAATCCGCCGGCCTCGTCAAACATTTGGAAAATAAATTGGAGCTCTTCCATGTAGCCGGGAGGCGGGGGTTCAACGAGTTTTTTTGCTGTTGCGTTTGGATTTGGGTCATTGATGAACCCGCCTTCATTGATGATTTTGTAATACATCTCTTCAGTAACTCCGGTAAATCCGGAGAAGACTTGCGGCGCATTGACGTTCCGGTCCCACATCACCTTGATGTCGCGCAGTCTTTTGTTCAACAAGTCTTGTAACATCTGCACATCGGCAATGTAGCTGCGGCCCCAGAAATAGCCGGGGGTGACTGCCGGCTGGATCTTGACGAATGACGAATGGCCGGGAACGCGCGAGAGATTGCGCCGGGTCACGTCGCCTTCGATGATGATGTCCGGATAGACGATTTGCATTGTCGTGTAATCGCCGTCCCGATCACGATCTTTGATCCACAATTCGCAGAACTTGACTGTAGGAGCAATGCGACGCTGCGGGCGCCAGGGCGTGGGTACGGGAAAGACGTTGACAATGCCGGCGGCCTCGGGGTTGGCAGCGCCGCCCGGCTCGCCCAAGGGATTGAGCCCGCCAATCACCATCTGATGAAAGTAGGTCGGTTTTTCGTCGTCCTGTTGCGTCGGCCGGCCATCCGAAATGCGTTCGAGGATCTCAGCGCGGCGTGGATGCTCCTGTAGAATGGTGCGCAGACGCGAAATCGTCGGGTAGGTGACATGACAAAAGGCTTCTTGTTCCTCCAGATCCATAATGGTTTCGCCGAGAACGCCAAAGTTCTGCGGATGTACGTGGGCGACCTTGAACCCGTTATCGTGCGGGTAGTGTTTGAGCAATTGGCACCCGTTGATCATTGACCAAGTGAGTGCTTCGGCGAATGTGATGTCGCTGTCGGTCTGTCGATAGTCGGCCGTGAGTTTTTCGGAAACGAGTTGCGAGCGTTCCAATATGTCCTCTGGTTCGCCGCTGTCGTAGATGATTTGATAGCGCACATCGGTCGGCTGCATTAGGAAGCCGGACAGTTTGTCGATATGCCCCTTGGTTTTGTTGTAGATCGCAGCGCGGCTGTCGTAGGTTCCTGTGTAGTAGTACTGCGCCGCGCGGATATAAACCATGGCGCGTTCTTCTACAGAGGCCATGCACTCGTCTATGACTTCCTTGGCCCAAACTTCCAGCAGGCTGTCTCTATTTGAACTCGGGATCTTGAGCACGCCACTCTACCTCCCGGTGAATTACGTTGAGGGTATGAACAACACTTGGATTTGTGATCTTGGTATCCATGCATTTCCACAAGAACGCCTCCAGGGCGATCAGGTCGGGCATGGTCATGCGCGAGATTTGTTCCGGTCGCTTGATCACGCGCGGCCGACCCTTGGCGTCATAGGCGATAATGGGCATCAACCAACCCTGATGCTGCGGCGTTTGGAAAGCTCGATCAGATCCGGTTCGCGCCCGCTTTTGAGGTTTGCCTGCAATACGTCAAGACCGCTGCCGTAATTCAATCGAGTTTCCCGGCCGGCGGCAATGGCTTGGCTGAGTGTTTCGCTGGTGGCGCCCCAGGTGGGCGCGGTTGCCGGAGCGGACCCCGCGTCCTTGTAACGAACGGTTGGCGTGCCTTGCGGGCGGTGTTCCCGCTGCATATCGGCGACATGATAATCGTTGCTGGCGATATCTTCGGCAATGGCGTGAGCTTTGCCCGCGACTGAACCGCCGATGGCGACCGGCTTGAATTGCTGTTGTAGCTGGCGAGCGCAGGCCGGACATTCAGGTGCGGGCGCGTCCCAGTCTTCGGCCGCGAGGGTGAGCTCGATGCGGTTGAAGCACTGTTCACATTGGTAGGTGCGGACGATGGGCATTAGAGTTGATACCCCCAGGCACTAACTGCAGCATTTACTGTTCCCGCTCCTGCCGCAGGCTGCGTTACAACAATGGATGTATTCATCGCACTTGCCGGAATACAAACCGGCGCAAAGGTAACAACTAGACGCCCTTGAGTTCCGGCAGCGGGTGCTACGTAAGCAAAATCTAAGGTGCCGCTAATGGTCCCGACGACTGTTCCAAGCCCAGTTACGGCGGCGGTGTTGCCACCGGATGTCATCGAGAGCCCGCAGATAAACGTCGTTTTCCCCGCTACACCGGGCAGCGTAGCCGCAATTGCCCCGACAGTGCCGGGAGTAGATGCAGTGACTGGTGTTGAATTAGTTGGGTAGCCGGTGCCGCTTGCCGATCCGCCCCACCAATTCGCAACTTGGGCCTGACTGAGAGTTACGATCAGTGCCAGGAATAGGGTGAGAACGAGGACATAGATAGCACGCATTAGAATTTCTCCTTGCGCACTTGCGCCTTTTTGTTGATATCGGCCATCTTTTGCGAGAACGCAAAACTAAGCATGGTTCCGATATTGGCCGGCGGACGCTGACCCTTGACCCGGTCCCAGGTGTAGTTACGCGCGACCAGGGCGGGCCAGCGCCATTCAACCCAGGCATGATGCGCCAGAACCAGCGCCGACACCAGATCATCGTTTTCCCCGGTATCCGGGCCGGCGCCGATCCATCCCTCATCCTCAATGACGGCCTGCATTTGCGTGATCAACGCGGATGAACGGATTTCCAGCCGGTGCAGCATGAGGCTATCGCGCACTTCGCTGTATGTTTGATGCTTGTTGTCAATGTTGGCCTTCCAGGCAATCACGTTACCTGCCCCGCCGAGCGTATCGGCACGCCGGTAGAGAAACCAGCGCACCGCGCCGATCATGTCGAGAATGTTTCCCGACCCGGGAGCCCCCTGCAGAATGCCGCGTTGAGCCATCAAACGCAGATTGCGCACCTCTGGCAGCACTGCGGCGCCAACACCAGTCACTTCCAGATTAGCGATATGATCTTTGTACGCGCCAGCAAGGTGGGCCAGGACCCAGGCAATTTGATAGGTGAGTGGCTTGTTGGTTCTGAATTCAGCTACTTGAATAATTTTGTCGGCATAGCAGCGCAGGACTTGGATTGCATGATCATCACTGTCGCCGCCGCCACCGCCGCTTGGATCAACACCGATGACATAGATGCCATCTGGCTCTGGCGGTTCCCAGACTTTCAACATAGCTTCATCGCGATCAGTCGTCGGTTCGATCCGGCTTTCCAGAAACTGTTCGTTGAAAAAATATTTGTAGCCCTTGTAGGGCGGTCCTGATGGCGAGAGTTGCTCGGAGATTTCGAGAGTTCGCTGCGCCGGGAAGAACCCGCTGCCACTGGCGATGAAGCACTCCCGTTCGTGCCACGGGTAATGCCGCAGCATGTATTCTTCGTGACGGAATTCGCTTTCGCGCCGCCACCATGCGATTTGCTCAGGTTTGATGATGATGTTGTATTGTTGTTTGACGTAGCGAGCGCGAGTGATTTCTTCTTCGGTCAGCTTGCCGCCGTCCCAGTAAATTTTAAAATCGGAATCTGATTTAGGAATGGCATAGCTTGGACTAGCCCAAAAGCCGATGAAAATAAACCGCATATGGCGGTCTTGTTTCGCTTGTTGGCAAAAATTGTAATACCAGTTGAAGCCGTTGGCGATGCTTTCCCAGATGTAGAGCCGGTTCGGGTTTTGCCGCGCCAATGATGCTTTTAGGCTTTCCACGCCAGCAAGCGACTTCCATTGTGCGCATTCTGTTGCGTGCATCATGTTGAGCGCGCGGGAAGCGCCGAGATCTGGATTGGAAGCGGCGGCCAGCAAATCGATCACAGACCGATTGGCAAATGCCATGCCGGTGCGGTTATTCTGAGTTAGTCGGTGCTCGGGCGAGCGCCATTCTGGCGGGAGGGTTTCGAGCAGGCTGGCAAAAATGCGCCGCAGGCGCTCAAGGTTGTCGGTGCGATCCGCAATGATGGCGCCTTGTACGCCAGCATTTGCCAATGCCCAAAATAGCTCAATGACGCTGCAAACCGTCGTGATGGCGACTTGGCGGCATTTGAGAACGACGAATTCGTGAACACCTTCCTGCAATCCTCTGGCAACGGCGTCGATGACTAACCGCTGGGACGGCCAGGGATCGACCCTGGCACGTCCAAGCTCTTTGGTGTCGATTTCGACACTCGTTAAAAGATCATAAATTCCCTGACGAACCGTCGCCATGTTTGGCCGCGTCTGCGTCTGGTAGCGGAATTGCGCTGCGGGACGGCAAGTTAGCAAAGCCGTCGCCGTCGCGTCTAGTCCAGCGGCCGGAAGCGAATTTCGGCGTAGCGGCGATGGCGTTGAGTTGCGCCATGCGTTGCTTGAGCTCGGCGTCGGAGCGGTCGCGCAGGGTTTGCATGACGCTGGCGATTTCGTTTACGGATTTGTCGATGGCCTCCAGCGATCCATGGATCCGCTGCATCAGCGCGGCAAGCTCGATCTTGTCGTCCATTGCTGTCTCCTGATATGATGGATTTTCCCACTTAGGGTACTCGCGAACTTGCACTGCCGGCTTGGCCGGCAGTGCTTTTTTGGCGTTCTTCCAGTTTCCGCATTTGTTCTCCTAAGGTTCTATATTACCATGCCACAATTTTTTCTTGGAATTTTTTTTTGGGATTTTTTCGACCTATGCGGCCGACGCTTGCGGCGGGTAGAAGTCCTCCGGATTGTTGCCGTGCTTTGGCAGGCCTAGCTTGGCGACCGGATATGGATCATCGACCGGCAATCCTTCCATTGCGCGCCACTTGTCCCACAGACAGTGCAAGAAGATTTTCACCATGTAGCGCTTGGATGCTTTGTCGATGCGTCCCGGCGTCCAGAGTTCGGCTGCGGCGGCGGGATCTGTCTTGTGTAGTTTTTTGTATTCGGCAACCGTCGCCTTTTGTCGGGTTGGATCGGTTTCGAGCCGATGCTTGTACCCGTCATACACTGTACGCCACGGCGAGCCCAAGCGCAGAAAGTTGCCCGGCAGGACGCCAACGAGTTTGGATTTCAGCCACGGGTTATAGGTTAGCCCGATGCGGGTGGCTTCTTCGCCGGCCTTGTTCTTGTAGGTGTACTCGACAAGATGCTCCTTGCGCCGCGAGCGTCCCTTGCCGTCATTAGCCACATCGATGCCGATATAGCGATACCAGCCGCTGACGTGTTTCGGCTTGCCTGGATCCAGCTCCGCGATCAGGACGCCGCCCATGGCCGGTCCGATGCCAACGATATGCTTGAGGTAGTCGCGATAGATTGGGATTTCGTCCAACACGGCTTCGAATTGCGAGAATTGCTTTTTCTCGTCGCGCTCCAGTGCGAGGTACTGATCCACGAGGACAAGCTCGGGGAAAGTTGAGATTAGTTCTTGGCCGACAAAGCCCTCGCGCGTTGGCAGGGTGCGGTTGCGGGCAATGCCGGCGGTGATCAGCTTGTATTCCGCTTTCAGTTTGTCGATCAGTTTGACGGCCTTTTCCGACAATTCGCCTTCCTCTGTTTCTTCCTCTTCTGGCTCGGAAGACTTTAGCTTGGCGCGGAAGTTGGCATACAAGCGCAGTGCGGTTTGAATGCGCAGCTTTTGCAGGTCGTAGGTACCGCGCACCATTGCTTTGACATTGCTGTACTCGGTCATTTGGGTTCTCCATTTGGGTTCGCTTGATTACCCTGATTTTAGTCCGTTGCAGTGGCTCGCTTAACTGCTTTGATGTTGGTCAAGATCCATGGCTCGCTCATTGTCGATGATGGTAGTTAGAACCATTGGCTCGCTCTCGTGCGCTGATGTTGGTTATAAGCAGTGGCTCGCTTATTCCGGCTGGTGTCGATCTGTAGCTTTGGCTCGCTTTTTGAAGGTGGTGATAGTTCTGCTCTCTGGCTCACTTGCTTCCCCTGATGCCAGTATTGCTCAGTGGCTCGCTCGCATTCAATGATGTTGATTGGACGGGTTGGCTCGCTTCCACCGCATGATGTTGGTAGGTAGCTTTGGCTCGCTATCACAGCCTGATGTTTGTCGTAGGTCCCGGCTCGCTATTAAGGTCTGATGTTTATTGACCTCCTTGGCTCGCTTCCCGCTCATGATGTTGATACCGTCCTATGGCTCGCTACGGGTGGTTGATGTTGATTTTCGGCTTTGGCTCGCTATTAGCTTCTGATGTTGATTTGCGGCTCTGGCTCGCTTGTGACGGATGATGTTGATCGTCAGTGGTGGCTCGCTCACTCGCATTGATGTTATTCCTTCATGTTGGCTCGCTCTCTTGCATTGATGTTGATGACGAAAAATGACTCGCTAATAGCCTTTGATGCTGATTCCCGATAGTGGCTTGCTTCGCTGGCGAGGTGTTGATTTGCGCGCGTGGCTCGCTTTTCGACTATGATGTTGATCCGCGGTCGTGGCTCGCTTACACATGCTGATGTTGATTGTGAATTTTGGCTCGCTTTTACGTCCTGCTTGTTGATAAGGCTCTTTGGCTCGCTTATCAAGCATGATGTTGAGAGTACCCGGTGGCTCGCTCGTGATTTCTGATGTTGATCAGCAGCAATGGCTCGCTGGCGGTAACGGATGTTGATCTCTTGTTGTGGCTCGCTGAACCGGGCAGATGATGGTCATCCTCCTAGGCTCGCATCTTCTCTGCTGATGTTTATTGTCGAGCGTGGCTCGCTTGGCATGCATGATGTTGATAGAATATGTTGGCTCGCTGCTGAGTCCTGATTTGATCTTTCTGAATGGCTCGCTCATCCTTCCTGATGTTGATCCGACTGCCCGGCTTAAGTGGGGCGACGCAAGGTCATGCGCCCTTACCCGCCCCCGCCATGTGTTGTCAGCCTTGAATGGCCGCTCATGCAGCAAGACGCGGATCTGCCACAGACTGACTTTCTGAATACCGAGGCACATGGCCCCCAATACGGAGCATCCGACCCGCGCCTGTCTCAGAATGGCGTGTCGATTTCCAATTCAGTTCCCATTGCACGGCGCGTGACGATTTGCCAGATTTCGTCCATACGCCGATCATCGCTGTTCAGGAAGAACGGAATTGGAATGTCCAGAAATCTTGATTTCTGATCGACGGTCCAGTGATCCGGCAATTCCCAGCTGTCGATGCTATGCATGATACATAGCAGATTGCGGAACTCACGTTTGGTGATGGTCATTTTTGCTCCGTTTGATTAGCTGTTCACGTGCCCACGCAGCGGCGCCAAGCGGACTGTCGAAAACCGCGACTAAAGTTTGTAGTCGCAAATCATAGACTGCCCATTGGCCGTTGCGAACTGGCTTAATGCGGTAGTCGTATTGGTTTTTTATTCTCATGTTTGCTCCGTTCATTTGTGTGTGTCCACGGCCCACCGCGTTCCGTTGTCGATCAGGAAGCAGGTTTCGCCATCTTTCAGGGGCGGCATTCCAACATGGATGTCGCCGTCCCTGATTTTTTCTGGAACAAGAACCAGTGCGGCTTCACCGTACTGGTTCTTGTAGTACCAAACCGCGTGCATGAGACTGCGGAAATAACAGGTTCCGTAGGTCATAGCCTTGCCCCATTCATGCGTCGGAGTTGACCAAGATAGCCCGCGATCATTGAGTCATGTTCGTCGCCGGAACCAAACCGGGTTGCGGCGATTTCGCGGACTTCGGTTTCTGTAATGCAGAATTTGGCAAGCATCATGCCTTCCTTGTGAGCGAATACCATTCGCTCTTCTAAGGTTTTCATGGTTGCTCCGTTAGATTAGGCCAGCGCGAATGCGCATGAGCGCGGCTTGTGAGATTTCGAAACCAAGATGCTGGCCGGCAACGGCCTTGTCTGAGGCCGTATCGGGAACAAACGGGAAGTTGTTTGGTCCCTTGTTTAGCCGGGAGATTTTGGTCAATGTGACGTTGCGTGGCTTGTGGTGCGGTGTCATGTGTGGTGCTCCGATGGTTGTGGGCTGGATTGCCCCAAAGGCGTCGCGACGTGCGGCGCCTGTAGCGCAATCAGCGTTTAACCCAAGTTTTACTATCGGCATGTTCCAAGTATTTGGCTTCTGCCCATGCATGAAGGTCACGCATTTTGTTTTCGTACGTTGTTTCATCGATCTTGCCCGCAAGGAACACGCGATCTAGATGGTTTATCATGTACTCAACGCACTCTTCGATTTGATCTTCTGTCATGTGCGTCGCTCCTGCGATGCCAAGAAGTTTTCGAATTCCGCGATTGTTGTTTCAGCATCTTCGCTGTAGCAACCATCATTTTCCAGTTCTTGATTGCGATGACATGGCCAGCACACAACAAGCCCAGCGTCCTTTGGGCCATAGCACAATGGGCAGGTAAACCCGCAACGGACGCGCGGGTTGTCTACCGTATATTCGTTGATGAAGTTTTTCACTTGTGTTGCTCCGAGTGATTGGCTTGATTGCCCAAGGACGCCGCGCGGTTCGCGGCGCCTTTAGTCAATCAACGCTTCAGTTCGGCCATCTTGCTGGCCAGCGTAAACAAGGCTTGGTTGAGCTTCACATCCTGATCGATACCATTCACCGCACGCGTCGTAGTGCGACGTGGGCGGTTGTTGGCATCGCGTCCCATGGCCGTAAGACCGCCACGTACAGCGTTTTCCTGAACGACGTTGAACGTGTTCCAGAGATTAGGTTGCTGATCGGCCGTGCGACGCGCAATCAGTAATTGCATTGGCCTGATCGGCGTATCGACATGATCAAACCGAACTTCGTGCGCGGCTTCGGCAAACACGTTCTGTTCATCGCGGTCAAGCATGATCCGCGACCATTCAACAGGTGCTTCCAAAGCTTTCGTGGCCGTATCGAGAACGCGATAAGTGCCCTCGATCACTTTGGCGGCCACGTCGCCTTGGTGCTTGACACGCAAACTGTCCATCGTGGTCGTTTGCGCGACCAAGCTATTCATGCACAAGATCTTGAATAGACCGGCCAGCAAATCGTAGGCCGCTGTGCCATCATTCGCGTTCTTGAGCAAGACTTCGGCGACAGTATCGCCAACTCGGTACTTCTTCTCATCGTCCATACGCCGCAACCTAATCAGGTGTTTGGTATATTCGATCCTAGTCAGGTCACGCGCTTTGCATTGCTTTACGCCTACGGGTTCGAAGCCTTCGGACTTCAAAGCTCGCAGAACGTCAATTGTCGGAATTGGCGAGAACCGATCACTTCGAGAAGGGTGTGCGCTAGTCGCAAAGATGGACGGCGCCATGCGCCGCATTTCATCTTCGCTCAACGCGCGACCAGTATCGAAGCGTGCGGTCTGCGCGTAAACGTTATTCTGCATATTCATGTTGTTGCTCCTAAGCGCGTGATTGCGCCAAAAACCGCGCACGCGCGGCTTGTGGAGCAACCAAACGAAAAAGAGCAGGGAAATGTTCTGCCCGTTACCGCTTGCTGTCACGCAAGCCACCGTGTGAAATTCCCGGTCTAGCCCTAAACAAACTCGGCGTCCGTTTTCTACTTTCCTTTTTCTTGGAGTGCCTTGCGGGCTACTTCTGCACATTTGTCATTGCGGGCTGCAATGCGCTCAAGCACGGCCTTGAGGTAGTCGAGAGAAGCTTGTTGTTTCTTGTCCATAATTCAGTCTAGCAAATAGGCTTGACCACGCAACAGTCAAGTGAGAATGCCTGCCATGCAGAATAGCATAGCATTTTCGCTTGACTGTGGCAAGTCAGCATCAGCACGCAATGAGTGTAGCGATTTTACTTGACTTATATAACCATAAGGTAAAGCATATAACCTTGACTCGTATCCCAATACCTCTTAACCTCCCCCATAACCTCCCT